TGATGCTCGTAGAGTTGCTTGGATGGTAAACAATGAAGGTGTTGATTTATCTGAAATGCCTGAAACAATGAGAAAGAAATGGGTTAAAGCAGAATACAAAAGAGAAAGATATATGGCAAATAAATTTTTAGAAGGTATGAACCAGAATGAAAGTATTGAAGATAAAATAAGACAAACTATCAGAGAAACAATTAAAGATTTGATGGAAGCTAAAAGAAAACAATTACAAATACCTATCATTGATAAATTAAAAGTTAATAAGATACTGGCTAAACTTAGATTAAAAATTGGTAAAGATTATGATATAGGTGTAGGTAAAGGCGCAACATTTATATTAGATGTAGATGGTAAACACCTAGATAAGGTAATTGGAATGTTTATGAAAAATAGAATACAAGTGAGAGGTTAATATGGCAAGAAAACAAAAACCATTAACTGGTTTAAAGGTAGATGTAAGAAACAATAATGTTGAATATGCATTAAAGAAATTTAAAAGAATGGTCAAAGAAAGTGAATTGATGGTAGAGTTAAGGAATCGTTCATATTATGAAAAACCATCAATGGTTAAACGAGAAAAGAAGAATTTACAGAAATCTCGACATAAATATAACCAAATGAAGGATAATAATAGAGATTATTAAGATTTATTAAAGGTTTTTTTAACTAAACTATATTTATATATACAAAACTAAATACACGATGATTGGTCGGACTTTATATCGTGTCTAAACATACCGAAAAACTTGATTAAGTTTCCTAATAAACTTATTAAATACACACAATGTGAGGAGAAATATCATGGGTGATATTTTGAAAGAAGCTATCGCAGATGCTAAAGCAGTTCGAGAAACAGCTCTTGCAAATGCAAAGATGGCGTTAGAAGAAGCATTCACACCTCAATTACAATCTATGTTATCTGCTAAACTTCGTGAAGACGATGATGAATTTGAAGGCGAAGAAGAAGTAGGTGGTGAAGAAGGTGGTGAGGAAGAGGAAGAAATTCCCGCAGAAGAAGCTTACGAAGAAGACGAAGAAGTAGGCGGTGAAGAAGAGTTCGGTGATGAAGAAGCTGAAATGGAAGAAGAAGGTGTCATTGAAATCAATGGTGTCAAGTATGCTCCAGTAGTTGTTGAAGATGAAGAAGAAGGATATGGTGATGAGGATGAGGAAGAAGTTGAAGAAGAAGAACTCGACCTTGAAGCTATAATTCGTGAACTTGAATCTGAACTTTCTGAAGATGAAACATCAGACGAAGATACAGTTGATGAAGCTGATGAATCAGACGATGAAACAGTTGATGAAGCTGATACATCAGACGATGAAACAGTTGATGAAGAACTTGAAATCGATGAATCTTTATTTACAGAAGATGATGATGATGATGATGATGATGAAGATGATGAAGAAGAAGTTGAGGAATCAACAGAAATTTCAGCTGTTCAATCTGAACTTGATCAATACAAAGAAGCCGTTCATTTCTTAAAAGACAAACTTCATGAAGTAAACATCTTGAATGCTAAACTTTTATTTACAAACAAATTGTTCAAAGAATATTCTTTGGATAACGGTCAGAAATTAAAGGTGGTTGAAACATTTGACAGAGCACAAACTACAAGAGAGATTAAACTTGTTTATTCTACACTTGCAGAACAGTTCGGTGATAATGGTTCAATTACAAAAAGAAATAGTGTTAACGAATCAGCTAGTTCAGCTGTTAGTTCAACAAAACCTTCTACAGAATCAAAGAAAGTGATTACTGAAGAAGCACAAGTTGCTAACAGGTTCAAGAAACTCGCTGGTATAATTAAGTAAATTAGGAGAAAATAATCATGAGTGATTATATTAACGATGCCCTTTTAGGGGCTAGTCCTTATAAAAAACAAGCAGAAGAGTCTAAAGCTCTTGTCTCTAAATGGGATAAGACTGGTCTTCTTGATGGTTTAAATGAGGATTTTCAAAAAAGTGGAATGGCTACGATGTTGGAAAACCAAGCTCGTCAGTTAATTTCAGAAGCATCTGGAACCGGTGGTAGAGCCGCAGGTTCTTCAGCAGGTGCTAGTTCAGAAGAATGGTCAGGTGTTGCACTTCCATTGGTTCGTAGAATCTTTGGTGAGTTAGCAGCTCAAGAATTTGTGTCAGTTCAACCAATGAACTTACCATCTGGTCTTGTATTTTATCTTGACTTTAAATATGGTAAGACAACTGCTGGTTCACAGGCCGAAGGTTTTGGTACAAACAATGATGTAAACGTACCTGGTGGTAGTAATGATTCATTGCAAGGTAAAACTGGTCCTGAAAGTCCATCTGGTTCAACAGCTCCTTACGGTGTTGGTGGTTTGTATGGTGAAGGTCGTTATGACTATTCAATTAACTCTCCATCTAATGTGAATTTCGCACCAGCTGGTGGGAACGCTGGAACTCCAACTACTGGTAACTACAGTTCTGGTTCTGCAACTTATAAAGATATTAACTTTAACCAAGAGTTTTCATCTTCATTAGCAAGTACTGAATTGTTTACTATAACATTTGGTGCTGGAGATCTTACTAGACCTGATGTTAAAGCTGTTAGGTCATTCAACATATCAGGTAGTAACCAAACTGATTATGTATCACAACTTCCACAGTTTACGGCTTACAATGCAACAGACAATACAATAAAATTTGTTGTTTCTGCTTCAGCATTGGCAACTTTAGGTGATAATCCAGCTGAAACACTTAGTTTGATTTATTCACAACAACCTACTGCTGCAGCTCGTGGTGACTTTGAAGATACTGCTGGTGATGCTACTGCTGATACATTAGCAATACCTGAAGTTGACTTACAATTAAGAAGTCAAGCAATTGTTGCTAAGACTCGTAAGTTGAAAGCTGTATGGACACCTGAATTGGCTCAAGACTTGAACGCCTACCATAGTGTAGACGCTGAAGCTGAGTTAACTTCAATGTTGTCTGAATACATCTCATTGGAAATCGATTTAGAAATCCTTGATATGTTAGTAGCAGACGCAGTTACTCAAGACTATTGGTCAGTAACTCCAGGTGAAGATTATGATGGTTCAGGTACTGGTGAATCTGCTTGGGCTATTACAACATTCTATGGAACACGATTCGAATGGTGGCAGACACTTGTTTCAAAGATACAAAAAGTATCTAATGAAATTCATAGGTTAACTATGAGAGGTGGAGCTAACTTCGTTGTTTGTTCACCTAAAGTGGCAACAATCCTTGAATCAATTCCTGGATATGGTGTAGCTACGGATGGTAATAAACAAGCTTTCGCAGCTGGTGTACAAGCTATCGGTTCACTACAGAATCGTTGGACTGTTTATAAGAATCCTTATATGACAGAAAATCAGATTCTTGTAGGTTTCAGAGGAAGTAACTTCCTTGAAACAGGTGCTGTATATGCTCCGTATGTACCGCTGATTATGACTCCATTGGTATATGATCCATCTGACTTTACTCCTCGTAAGGGTGTGATGACTCGATATGCTAAGAAGATGATCCGGCCGGAATTTTATGGTAAAATCGCAATCAAGGATTTAAACTTGGTGTAATTTAACATAAAATAAAAGTTAAAACATAAAAAAGAGGGATTTATTTCCCTCTTTTTTTTATATTCACTATATTTATATATGAGAGTTTTATGGAGAATTTTATGGAAGTGATATATAAATTAACAAGTCCGAGTGGAAAATGTTACATAGGAAGAGCGAGAGATTTTGATAGTAGAATGAATGAACATAAATATGTTTCTGAACATAATGGCAGTTATACAATACATTCAGCTATCAGAAAATATGGATGGGATAATTTTGAAAAAGAAATTATAGCGGAAGTCAAAAAAGAAGAATCATCGGAATTAGAAAGATTTTTTATTGAAAAATACGATTCGGTGAAAATTGGGTATAATGATACTTATAATACAGAATCAGGTGGAAATATGTGGGAAGGTTTATATGATTCAGATAAATATAAAGTATTTGTTGAAAAGATGTCCAATATGACTAAAGGTAAAAAAAACGGAATGTACGGTAAAAAACAAAAACCAGAATCAATCAAAAAAATGAAAGAAAAAGCCAAAGGTCGATTTTCATTAGATTGGTTTATTGATAGATATGGTGATGAAGAAGGAACTGATAGATATAATAAAAGATGCAAAGCCCTTTCAGAAAGAAATATGAAAAGGAATGATGTTGGTAAATTTATCAAAATCAAATAAATAAACAATAGAAAAAACCCTTTTTAATTTGAGGAGTTTTTCTTTTTATATTGATATTTATAGATGAATAATAATATTTATTGGAGGATTTTATGGCCGCAGGTACTTTTTCATTTACTATCGAACAGGGAGCAACAACAGATTTTGAATTAGTTTATAAAGATTCAGCTGGAGATCCAGTTGATTTAACAGGTTATGTAGCAAAAATGCAATTAAAAGATTCTATAGGTGGTTCAAATACTTATTTAACATTATCTTCAAGTTTAATGTCTGATGGAACTGGTTTGAATTTAAGTGGTTCCGGAGGAAATGCTGCATCAAAGCCACCTACATCGGGTAGTATTGGAATTTATATCAGCCACGCTACATCTTCTAATTTATCTTTTGGTAGTGCTTTTTATGATTTAGAAATAGTGTCTGGTAGTGGTAATACTGCTAATGTGACAAGATTAATACAAGGAAAAGTTAATTTATCAAAAGAAGTTACTACTGGTAATTATTAAGGAGAATTAGGTGTCAACAATTAATCCAAAACCAGATTCACCGAATAATATTAATATAAGTGAAGATAAAAAACAAATCATAATTGAAAGTCCCGATACTCATAAAGAATTAAATATAACCACAGGACAAACTATAAATGTTTTAACTGCTACTTCAACAGGTCCTCAAGGACAAATTGGACCAGAGGGTCCAATAGGTAATGTCGGGGAGAGTGATAGTTTAAATTTATTACACATAACCGCAAGTGGAAACATAAGTGGCTCATCAACATCAACAATAGAGGTTGGTGGTGATATAACTAGTGGAGATGAAGTTTTCGCTACTGGTGATTTCCGAACTTCTACAAGTGCTAAAGGTATTCGTAATACAGGTGAGTATGTAAGTTTAACATCTACAAGAGGATTCCATTATAACAAATATGGAACTGGTAATCTTATTACTCTTGATGCAAATAGTAATCCTAGTGTTATGAATATAGGAACAAGTGCTAATAATATAAATTTAAAAGTAGTTGGAAACATAAGTGGTTCAGCAACATCAACTGGTTCATTCGGTTCATTAATATCAAGAACAACATACATTGGAGAATACACACCAATATTTAATGAAGGTGCTAATATGTTGATTATTGATTCATCTGATGCTCAAATGCTTTCACTTAGAAGAAACAATGAAAACATCCAATGGAATCTTGGATTATCAACCGCTGGTGATTTAACCTTTAGAGAAAGAACAACTGATGCAGGTGGTGGAAACAATAGAGTATTTTTTCTTAAAGATGGTGGAGCTTCTTTTGGTTCACACATAACCGCAAGTGGAAATCTATGGGTAGGGAGTGGTTCATCTGCTAATATAAATGTAGAAGGAAACATAAGTGGTTCATCAACATCAACTGGTTCATTCGGTGATTTATCAATTGACGACTTAGGAACATTTAGTCGTATAGGAGTTGGAATAACTAATCCATCATATGATGTACATTTAGACAACAAACGATTTGTAGTCGATTACACAGGAATTGGTTTTGGACATAGAGACAATTCAAACAATCAGTTTAGAATTTTTACAAATATATCAAGTGGTCATGGTGAATTGTATGTCAGAGAAAATAATGATAGTAACAGAGTAATATTAAAAGGAAACGAAGCATCAGAATTTGTATATGGTATAAGTGGTTCATCAATATCAACTGGTTCGTTGGGAGCTGGTTATTTTGATGGTCGAGTTGGCATCGGAAAAACGAGTCCAACCAGCTTACTACATTTAAAACAGTCTGGAATATCAGCTGACACTAATACAGATATTCTTAAAGTAGAAGGTAATTATCTTCTTGGTATTTTAGGGGCACATGATTCGTTATATAATTCAGGTAAGTTAGAATTATATAAAGATGGTAGTGATGTAAATGTTTCACTTAATGCTGGGGGAACAGGTAATTATCCTAGTTGGTTTAAGGGCCCTCTTGGTGTCGGCATCACAGGATCATTAGGTGCAAAATTACATGTAGTTGGTGATGTGTGGGTATCAGGTTCAAATGGTCACATAACCGCAAGTGGAAACATAAGTGCAAGTGGGGCTGTGTATGGATCAACTTTCTATGATTTAGGTGTGGAGTTTGGAGCTGACTATGTATTTGAACCTGAATATATATTGAGAACCTTACCAGAAGTTGAAGAACATATTGAAGAACATCAACATCTACCAGGCCTCCCACCAGCCGATGATATAAATGGGTGGAAACAACTATCAATTGGTGATAGAGATATGAAACTTCTTGAAAAAGTTGAGGAACTTACATTATATGTTATAGATTTACAGAAACAAATAGATGAGTTGAAGAATAAATAGTATCTATTCTCTCCTTTTCTTATATTTATATATGAAGAAGAATACCCAATTTGGAGAAATAAATGTCAAAATTTGCTTATATATATTCAGACCCAACAACAGGTTATGATGTAGTTGGTGAAACACCTCATGGAATTTATGATAATGATACAGAATTTCAAAATGATAGTTTAACTGTTTGTAAATATGTAGCTAAGAAACTTGGACATCCAGTTATGCAATTAGAGTTCAATACAGGTTCAATATACGCTACATTTGAAGAAGCAGTTTCAGAATATTCACAACAAATAAACCATTATAATATAAAGAATTGGATGTGGGAACATTATGGTTCAACTAACAGACAAAGTGGCTCTACTTTAGGTGACATGGGTTCACATGAACCAGAAACACCTCATATGGGAACATCATTTGTTTTATCTGAACAATATGCTGAAGCTGTTAATGTTGGTGGTAGTGTAGAAATGTATAGTGGTTCAATTACTCTTACAAGTAGTAAACAAGAATATAATTTAGAAAGCGCGTCATTAGAAAAAACAGGTGACAGACTTGAAATTCAACGAGTATTTAATTATGGTCCATCGGCCGCATTAAAGTTTTATGACCCATATGCTGGTTCATTTGACCAACAACAAATGTTAGATGCATTTGGAATGGGTTCAACTTCACCTGCAGTTTCATTTATATTAAGACCGATTTCACATGATATAACAAGAATGCAAGCCATTGAAACTAGTGATAAAGTTAGAAAATCTAATTATTCATTTGAGTTAGTAAATAATAAAGTAAGAATTTTTCCAATACCAAAATCATCTGATGCGGGTAATAAGATATATTTTAATTATTATATCAGAAGTGAAGCTAGAAATACAACAAGGACACATACAAATAGTAAAGTATCAGACCCAAGTAATATTCCATATAAGTTCATTACATATTCAGAAATAAATTCAGCTGGTCGTCAATGGATAAGAAAAATGACTTTAGCTTTAGCAAAAGAATTATTAGGAATTATAAGAAGTAAATATGCATCGATGCCACTTCCAAATGGTGAAGTAACAATGGATGGTGAAGGTTTAAAGGCGGAAGGTAGAGAAGAAAAATCATTACTATTAGAAGAGATGAAAGAATTTTTAGATTCGTTAAGTTTAAAAGAAAAAGCAGTAACAGAACAAGAGATAGCAGACGCTAATCAACAAGTGTTGAACAAAGCTCCACTTGAGATTTATATAGGATAATTGTATGGTAATTTACAAAGCTACAAATAAAGTAAATGGCAAGTCTTATGTGGGTCAGACTATAAATAAATTTAATGATAGAAAATTGAATCATTTGAGGAACTCTAAGAACAATTCTAATAATTATTTTCACAACGCTATTAACAAATACGGACAAGAAAACTTTAAATGGGAAGTTATCTGTGAATGTAAAGATATTGATGAATTAAATGAAAAAGAGCAATATTACATTAAAGAAAATAATAGTTTTGTTGATAATGGGTGTGGATATAATATGACATTAGGTGGTGAAAATTATATTCGTTCTAATATAACTAAAAAACGAATGAGTAAACCGAAATCAGCAGAAACAAAGAAAAAAATGAGTGATTATCAATCTGGTAGAAGAAAATCTGATGGGTATAAGAATAGTATCAGTAATACTGTTAAGAAACGGTGGAAAGAAGGTAAATGTCATAATAATAATACTACATATCATTCAGGTGAAAACCATCATTGGTATGGAGTAGATAGAACGGGTGATAACAATGGTATGTATGGTAAATATCAATCGATGGAAACTAAGATTAAAATTGGTGAGAAAGCTAAGAGAAAAATTGAATGTCCACATTGTACATTAATTGGGAGTATAAGTAATATGAAAAGATGGCATTTTGATAATTGTAAGGAGTTGATATATGGCAACTAATAAGCCTTTTTTTACATCCCAGAAAGATATAAATTTGTTCGACGCGTTTAACGAAGAACTAATTGATGAGATAATAGGACAGACAGTAGATATCTATAAGATTACAATAGAGAATACCGAAGAAAATATGTATGGTGAATCTACAACTAAATATTACGACCAAGGGTTTAGAGTAAATTGTCTTATTAATTATATAGAACCAGAAATAGAAGTAAATGACTTAGGTCCAGACTTAAATACATCAATTGAGATGTATTTCCACAGAACAACTTTATCAGAAGCGAGTTTTTATCCAGAAATTGGTGATATTGTTGATTGGAATGGTATTTATTTTGAAATGAACTCGGTGACAGAACCACAATTGATTGCTGGTCATCAAAACTTTAAACATAGTATAATTGTTAAAGCACATAGAAGTAGGTTATCATCATTACAAATAGAAGAAAGACCTAAATAGTGCCAAATAGAGCAGCGAAAGAAAGAAAACGAGAAAGAAGAAAAAGAAATGAATGGTTAAAAAGAAATGGAAGAACAGCAAACCAAGTCAAGCGGATGAGGAAGAAACATGGCAGTACAAAAAATACCAGGTAAAAAAATAATAAAATATGATACCAAAAGTCCAAACTTCAAACAATTACCAAAAGTTGAAGAACAAGTTGATGGTAACTTAAAAGAAAACTATGAAGAAGATGTATATGGAGAACGGATTTATCAAGCTCCAACAGAACAAAACGGAAATCTAAAATTAGAAGAAATGATGTCAAAGATGTTAGGAAAGATTGATAAGTTTGGTAACAGAATCGATGGAAAAGATAGTCAAACTGGAACAGAAGCTGTTGAAGTAGATATACAAAGAGAGATAGCTATCAGTAAAGTTGACCAGAACGCTGTTAAATCAGAAGTAACGATAGGTAAAGTATTGACTAAAAAGGATAAACTAAAAGCATTACGAATTAGAGAACGCAGACGAAATGGAGATAAAGTATAATGGCTGTTAAACCAATCACAAATAAACATATAACAACAACATCACAAGTTGATAGGTCAAAACAAAGGTCTTTTAAAGATACACAGATTAAAGGTAATAGAGCTCAATCTGTAAATCCAGGTAAAGATTTTACTAAAGGATTTTCTATCACATTAAAAGATATTGATACATCTGTTATGAATCATATTAAGAATATAATGAAACCTACTGTGAGAGAAGCCAATGAAAATATAAAAGTTCCTGTATTATATGCGAATGAAGAAAGATGGAAATCAGTTAGAAAGAATGGAGTATTAAGAGATAAGAATGGTTCAATAATGTTACCATTAATTATAATGAGAAGAACTGACCTTTCATTTGATGATACAATGCCTCTTTCATTTGACAACGATGTTCAAGGTAAATTTATTAAAGTAGCAAGAAATAATCAATGGTCTAAAGATAATCGTTATGATAGATTTACAGTTCAAACAGGAAAGAAACCTGTTCAAGAAATACTTTACACAGGAATGCCTGACTTTGTATTATGTAGTTATTCGATAATGATGTTTACTAGCTATATGGAACAGATGAATTTACTTAATAACTTATGGATTGAACATTTAGAAACATATTTCGGTGATTCAGAGAATTATAAATTCTTATCATCATTGGATGGTGGTATAAGTGATGCATCTGAAATGACAGCTGATGGAGAACGACTGATTAAAAATGAATTTAGTCTTTCAATAAAAGCATATATGATTCCAGAGTTTACAGATAATATATTTGGAAAAACTTATGAAATGGGCAGAGAGTTGACACCAGCAAAAGTTGTATTTGGATTTGAAGGTGACGCTACTAATAAACAAGTAGGAAAATAAATCATTTTTTAGAAAAGTTTATATATATTTATATACGATATTAACAACAAAATAGAGGTTATAAAATGGCAGAAGAAACAAAATTCACAGACGGAGAACTGAAACAAGTTAAGGAAATACAAGATAATTATTTTGATATTCAAACTCAATTTGGTCAATTGTCTGTGGCAAAATTAAGACTTGACCAGCAATCAGACTTATTAAATGGTCAAGAAGATGAATTAAATAAAAAATTTAATGAGGTACAATCCAACGAAAGAGAACTTTTGAACAAAATCACAGAAAAATATGGTGATGGTTCATTAGACCCCGAAACTGGTGTTTTTACATCAAATAAATCTGAATAAGTCAAATAAATATAATCGTTTCGAGTTTTTTTCATATATTTATATATGAAAAACTATCTGTGCACAAGATAGTATAAATCATATCATTAATATATTAATTGGAGAAATTAAATGCCATCAAGTGAAAAAATTATAAGTCCTGGTGTATTTACGAATGAAATAGACCAGACATTCTTACCGGCAGCAATTGGTGAAATAGGAGCTGCGTTAATAGGACCAACAGTAAAGGGTCCAGCTGGAATACCGACAGTAGTTACATCATATTCTGAATATCAAGCGTTATTCGGAGATACATTCAAAAGTGGTTCAAGTTATTATCAATATTTAACATCACACACAGCAAGAGAATATTTAAAATATGCAGGTAAAATGACTGTCGTCAGGATATTAGCCAATGGTGGTGGATCTGTCGCAAAAGCAAGTTCATTTGTTCCAACAGGGAGTGGAAATTATTATACTGGTAGTACTACGGGTACACTTTTTAATTCAGCTATGAGTTCATTTAAACTTCATACTCTATCAGATGGTGCATTGATGAATAATACTACTGGTTCTGGTGGATATGAAGGTTGTTGTATTGGAACAAATAACATTTTAACAAATTCTGGTTCAAAAGATAATGTTCGTTGGGAAATTTCAACCGTTAACCAAAATAAAGGAACATTCACACTTCTTATTAGACGAGGTGATGATTCTCATAAAAGAAAAACAACATTAGAAACTTGGAATAATCTAACACTTGATCCCAATTCAAGTAATTACATTGAAAAAATAATTGGAAATCAAGTTTGGACACTTAATGATTCTGGTGGAACAGATCCATATCTTTCATTAACTGGTGATTATCCAAACAAATCAAAATATGTGAGGGTTGAAATACTAAAACAAACTGCAGATTATTTAGATGAGAACGGAAATATTAGAGTTAACGCAGCTTCTGCTTCACTTCCTAGTATTAATAGCGGTTCATTTACAGGTGGTTCAGTAGGACACGCAGGATTTGATGCACTTGGTAATTTTGTTGGAGATAGTGGCGCTTCTCCTCAAGCAGTATTCTATGATAACATAGAATCGTCCAATGTACAAGGATTTGATTTAGACGCAGCTACTGATGGTCAAACTGCTTACGAAGATGCAATTAATATTTTAGGAAATCAAGATGAATATGATATTAATTTAGTTCTGATGCCCGGTGTAACAGATGATTCGTCAGGTGCCGGTTCTGCACTTATAACAAAAGCAATAGATATGTGTGAAGACAGAGGTGATTGTTTTGTTGTTGCCGACCCAGGTCTTTATGGTCAAGCACTCACAACAGCAACAGCTAAGGCCGAAGCTCGTGATTCAAATTATTCAGCTATGTATTATCCCTGGATTCAAATAGCAGACGCTGACTTAGGAACAAATAGATGGGTACCACCATCAGTTGTGTTAGCTGGAGTTTATGCATTCAACGATAAAGTTGCACATCCATGGTTCGCACCAGCTGGTTTAAATCGTGGTGGAATTGATATGGCCATTCAAGCTGAACGAAAATTAACACATTCAAATAGAGATACATTGTATGATTCAAATGTTAATCCAATTGCAACATTCCCAGGACAAGGTGTTACTGTATGGGGTCAAAAGACTTTACAGAAGAAAGCATCAGCACTTGATAGGATTAATGTACGAAGGTTGTTAATCAAAGTTAAGAAGTTTATTGCATCATCTTCAAGATTCCTTGTATTCGAACAAAACAATGCGGCTACAAGACGAAGATTCTTGAATATCGTTAATCCGTTCTTAGAACAAGTTCAAGCCAACTCAGGATTAAATGCATTCCGTGTCGTTATGGATGAAACAAATAATACTCCAGATGTTGTAGATAGAAATGTATTATACGGACAGATATTTGTTCAACCTACAAGAACTGCAGAATTTATTGTTTTAGATTTCACAGTTCAACCAACTGGAGCTACATTTCCAGAGTAACATAAAATAAATAACGAGGGTCATTAATTTGACCCTCTTATTAATCGGAGAAACATAATGGCAGAAAAGATTATAAGTCCTGGTGTATTTACGAATGAAATAGACCAGACATTTTTACCATCAGCAATTGGTGAAATAGGAGCTGCGTTAATAGGACCAACAGTAAAGGGTCCAGCTGGAATACCGACAGTAGTTACATCATATTCAGAGTTTCAAGCAAGATTTGGTGATACTTTCAAGAGTGGAAGTGATTATTATCAATATTTTACATCACATACAGCAAGAGAATATTTGAAACATGGTTCAAAATTGACTGTTGTTAGAATACTTGATGGTAGTTATGGTGGAGCATCTGCTACAATTTCATCATCAGTAGATCCAGCAATTGTAGGTGGTGGAAATAAACATACTGCAAGTTTGACTATAGCTGGTCCAATATTATCAGCTTCCTTTATTGGTTCTCATGGATCTGCTTCATTTACACCAACTGGTGGTAGTGAAGTTAAATTTGTATTTACAGGTTCCATTAATAGGAGTGGTCTATTAACAGATTCAGCAACTTTAATATATGTAGATTCTGGTTCTGGTGTTGGTGCAGCTGCATTGACTAACGCCGCTTTAAATTTAAAAAACGCCATTAATATCAGTAGTTCGTTACATAATTTACCAATAAGTGCTAGTTCAGATGTTAATGTAGTTGGACTTACATCAAGTATAGCTGGAAATTTTGGTGTTTATACAAGTCCAACTCAAGGTGTTACACCAGCACCTGTGTTCGGTGGTTCACAAGCAGTTGGTAATTTTGTAGAAATAGCTGGACATTCAGGATCTATGACATCTAAAAGTTTAGGGGGTGGTCATGATTTTAATACTGATACATTTAAAGAATCTTTTAAATTACATACATTATCAGATGGAGAGATATTAAATAGTGTTGGTCCAATAGGAACAAATAATGTATTAGAATCAGGTTCAAAAGATAATTTAAGATGGGAAATAGGAAGTCTTAATCAAAAGAAAGGAACATTTACACTCCTTCTCAGACGAGGTGATGATAGTTCTAAAAGAAAACAAACTCTTGAAACTTGGAACAACCTTACTTTAGATGAAAATTCAACTAATTATATCTCTAAAGTAATCGGTGACCAAGTTTGGACACTTAACGATTCTGGTGGAACAGATCCATATCTTTCACTAGCTGGTGATTATCCAAACAAATCAAAATATGTAAGAGTTGAAGTTATAGAACAAACTGTAGATTATCTTGATGAAAATGGTAATATTAGAGTCAATGTAGCTTCTGCTTCATTACCATTATTCCATAGCGGTTCAAATAGTGGTTCATTTGGTGGTTCATTTAGTGGTGGTTCTGATGGAACAGTTCAACATCCGAAGAATTTTTATGATTCTATAACTGATTCTAATTCACAAGGTCTTATTCTGACTAGTGCTACAGAATATGAAGATGCAATTAATATTTTAGGAAATCAAGATGAATATGATATAAATCTTGTATTATTACCTGGAGTTATAGATAATCAAACAGGTGGTAGTTCTATTATAACAAAAGCAATAGATATGTGCGAAGACAGAGGTGATTGTTTTGTTATATCTGATCCAACTTTATATTCAGCAGCACTCACAACAGCAACAACAGAAGCTAAAACAAGAGATTCTAACTACGCAGCTACTTACTGGCCCTGGGTTCAGATATCAGATGCTGATTTAGGAAGAAATCGATGGGTACCACCATCAGTTGTAGTTGCTGGAATGTATGCGTTTAACGACAAAGTAGCTCATGAGTGGTTTGCTCCAGCCGGTCTGAATAGAGGAACATTGGATAGTGTAGTTCAAGCTGAACGTAAATTAAGTCATTCAAATAGAGATACCTTGTATGATTCAAATGTCAATCCAATTGCAACATTTCCTACCTCTGGTGTTACTGTTTGGGGTCAAAAGACACTTCAAAAGAAATCTTCAGCTCTCGACAGGGTGAATGTAAGACGATTGTTGATTAAGGTGAAGAAATTTATCGCATCAAGTTCAAGATTCCTTGTATTTGAACAAAACAATGCAAGTACAAGACGAAGATTCTTGAATATTGTAAATCCGTTCTTGGAACAAGTTCAATCTAACTCAGGCTTAAATGCATTCCGCGTTGTAATGGATGAATCAAATAACACTCCAGATGTTGTAGATAGAAATGTCTTATATGGGCAGATATTTGTTCAACCCACAAGAACAGCAGAGTTCATCGTTCTTGATTTCACAGTTCAACCAACTGGAGCTACATTTCCAGAATAAGAGATAATCTTACATAGACAGGTTAAATTAAGAGGACTTATGAAATTTAAGTTCTCTTTTTTTATGTTTTTTGATATTTATATATGAAATTAGATAATCTTTTTAGGAGAAGTATAATGGCAGAGATGTTAACACCACAAGATATAATGTTTACACCATTTGAACCGAAGTTAAAGAATCGGTTTATAATGAACATAGAAGGCATTCCAGCATATATGATTAAGACGGCCGGAAGACCTCAAATTACATTTGATGAGGTAGAGTTAGAACATATGAATGTGACACGATATGTTAAAGGTAAGGGTAAATGGCAAGCATTACAAGTTACAATGTATGACCCAATTGTTCCTTCAGCAGCTCAAGCAGCTATGGAATGGGTTAGATTATCACACGAATCAGTAACAGGCCGTGATGGATATTCTGATTTCTATAAGAAAGAAGTGACATTTAATGTACTTGGTCCAGTTGGTGATGTTGTTGAAGAATGGACACTTAAAGGATGTTGGATTCAAGATGCTACTTTTGGTGATTTTGACTTTGCCGCAAGTGATCCGGCTGAGATTACTCTTACATTACGATATGACTACGCTGTATTACAATTCTAATACAATAAAATAAGTATAATAAAAAACCCTTAACAAAAAAGTTGAGGGTTTTTTCATTTAGTATATATTTATATATGAAATGTTATGTAGGTTATTCAAAAATAAGAAGGTTATCAATAATATGAATTTCAATGAAATAATAGAAAAGGTTCTAGAACACGAAGGTGGTTATGTTAATGACCCAAGTGATTTGGGCGGTGAAACCAATTATGGTATCACAAAGCGATTCTACCCTGATGTCGATATAAAGAATCTGACACGAGAACAAGC